AAATATAATAGGGAAAATTTTTGTGTAAATTTACACTACCCCACCGTTTAAAATAAACGATTAACTAATTCATAACTTATTAATCAACTTATAAATTCTTTTAAAATCTTATATAATCTGTGCAACTATTAATAACTACATATCGAAACATTCAAATATTCTTTAAACCAAAACATATACGATTTTAAATTCAATTAAATTAAAACAATATCCATTTTCTAGTTTCTTCATTATATACATTTGATTTTTTCTTCTTTTAAAAAACTTTTTAAACTTTTTACAAAAACGTTTGACTAATTTAAATACGTATGTTATATTAAGTATGTAATCAAAACAAGGAGGTAATAATAAAATGATTCAAGCAGACAATGCACCAAATGAAAAAGGTCAAGCATATACTGAAATGTTGCAACTATTCAATAAGTTAATTGAATGGAATCCAGCTTATACATTTGATAATGCTATCAATTTAGTTTCAGCTTGCCAACAACTGTTATTAAACTATAACACAGCTATTGTTAAGTTCTTAAACGACAAACTTAACAATGAAATTGAACCAACATCTGTACTATCATACATTACAGATGACGCTTTGGAACAATGGGATATGCATAAAAGTTTTTATGAAACATATAATGTTTACGTTTTTTAGAAAGGAGTAATATAATGAAAACTGACGAGATTGTTACTTTACGTGTTAAAGGTTATATTCTTAATTATCTCGATGATAAAGATGAATATATTGAAAAATTTTTCCCATTACATGAGTATCATTTAACTAAGCAACAAGCCAAAGAATTATTACCAGACACATATACATTACTTTCAACAACACGACACACAAAAACAATGCAAGTGTATTATAACGACTTATTAAATATTAGTATTCCTGAATCAAAATAACTTATACATTTAAAGGAGATTATTTATTATGACAAACGTAAAAGAAATTTTATCTAGACACCAAAACACATTAGCGAGATTTGAATTTGAGGAAAAAGAAAGAGAATTTATCAAATTATCGGAATTAGTTGAAAAATTCGGAATCAAACAAGAATACATCGTTAGAGCATTATTTACAAACAAAGAATCAAAATTCGGTGAACAAGGTGTTATTGTAACAGATGATTATAATGTTAACTTACCGAATCACTTAACTGAATTAATTAAAGACATGCGTCAAGATGAAGATGTTGTTGACATTATTAATAAAGGAGAAGTTGTGTTCACAATTTATGAATATGAAAACAAAAAAGGTCAAAAAGGTTACTCAATCAACTTTGGTCAAGTATCATTTTAATAAAAATTTCATAGGGGATATTTATCCCCTATTTTATGAGGTGCTTAAATGGAACGTAAATACAAAACGGTATTATTATATTGTGATGAGATTAAAGGTCATTTACCACATCAAATAGCAATGTTTGAAGATTTATATGACGCTAAAGTTGTATATTCATATTATGAATATAATCCATTTACAGAAAAATATGCCTATATCATAGAATACATTAAGGAGATATAAAAAATGAATATTACAACAACATTAAACACAAAAAAATTAATTAATTATATTTTAGATAATAGAGATTGTTTTATGAATAAAATAACAAAATTTACATCACTAAGCGGAAAATGTGTTGTTTTTGTTAGATACGGTGAAATTACTATTGAATACTATGATAGTGATACAAAAAATAATAATGATTTATTTACGTTAGATATCGACATTGATATTAAAAAACATGTTTTTAATATACTTGTATTTTATTATAGAGATTATTTAAGTAATGAATTAAAAAAAGAAATTTTATTAAATGTTACAATAGACGACGTATTATCAAATTTTGATAAACCTCTTGAAAGCGAATTAATGATTATTTATCAAAACAAAGTTATATATAAAAACGGAAATGTGATTGAACATGAATAACCTACTTAATATAATTATCATTTTTCTTTTAGCATTATTGATTACACTTGTCATTCTTATAACCATGCATATACGTGTGTCATTTGGTGTGCTATTTACAACACTAATCATATTCTATATTATCTTTTTAATGGTTATTTATGCCATGTATGGAGGTGGATAACAATGCGTAAACGTATGTCACAAGTAGACAGTTGGAAAAAAGAACGTGAAGCTAGAAAAGAAGAAGAAGAAAAGATTAAATTGAATGATTTTAGTAATATCAGTTTTAAATTTGAAGATGAAGCACTACAAAAAGAATATATTGACGCTTGGAAATATTTTTCAAAGCTTACATTTTTACCTAAAGAAAAACATGTGAGTTATGTAAATGCTGTTTCTTTAGTACGTGGTAAACGACGTGAACAATTGTTAAAAATATTAAACATTTATGAACGTAATGATGATAGTAATAACAAAAATGCAAAAACACATAAATATACGTTATATGATGAAACTGCTAAAGATAATAATACATCAATGTATAAATATATCAAAGGTATTGAAGAATTATTTGATGAAATTGGTAAAGCAGACAGACCAAAAACAACAATTGATGATAAAGAAGTTAGATATAACTTTTTATATTATCACCTAATAGAAAAATGAAACAATTTAAGTCAATTGATGATATTATAAACTATTATAAGGAGCATAAACATGGTAAAACAAAACAGGTTAGATATGGTAAGAGATTATCAAAATGTAATCAATCATGTAAGAAAAAAGATTCCTGATAATTATAACCAAATTGAATTAGTCAATGAATTAATGAATGATGATTTAGATTACTATATATCTATTTCAAACCGCTCAGACGGTAAATCGTTCAACTATGTGTCATTTTTTATTTATTTAGCAATGAAACTTGATATCAAATTTACATTACTATCACGCCACTACACATTACGTGATGCATATCGAGATTTTATAGAGGAAATCATTGACGAAAATCCATTATTTAAATCAAAACGTGTTGCATTCAGAAGTGCAAGAGATTATTTAGCGATTGTTTATCAAGATAAAGAAATAGGCGTGATAACAGATTTAAATAGCGCCACTGATTTGAAATATCATTCTAACTTTTTAAAACACTACCCTATCATTATATATGATGAATTTTTAGCACTTGAAGATGATTATTTATATGATGAATGGGATAAACTCAAAACGATTTATGAGTCCATTGATAGAAACCATGGTAATCTAGATTATATTGGCTTTCCTAAAATATTTTTACTTGGTAATGCTGTTAACTTTTCAAGTCCTATTTTATCTAATTTAAACATATATAATCTATTACAAAAACATAAAATGAACACGTCACGTCTTTATAAAAACATTTTTTTAGAGATGAGACGTAATGATTACGTCAATGAAAAACGTAATACACGCGCGTTTAATTCAAACGAGGACGCTATGACAACAGGGGAATTTGATTTTAATGAATATAATTTAGCTAACGATAGTATACGGTCACATATTAATCAAAACGGTGATTTTTTCTATATCAAAACAGAAGATAAATTCATTAAAATTATGTATAATGTATCTACATTTATAGCAAATATTATTGTGATACCTTATACAAAAGAATATGAATTTTGTACGAAAATCAAAGATATTGATGATAACGTCACATATCTTAGAGAAGATATGTTTTATAAAGAAAATATGGAGCGTTATTATTATAATCCGTCAAATTTACATTTTGATAACGCATATTCAAAAAATTATGTTGTTGATAATGATAGGTATTTATATTTAGATGTGAATAAAATTATAAAATTTCATATTAAAAATGAAATGAAGAAAAACATGAGTGAGTTTGAACGAAAAGAAAAGATATATGAAGATAACTATATAGAAAATACAAAACGCTACTTAATGCAACAATACGAACAATAAAGGTGTGTAAGATTATGGGATTACTTGAGTGTATGCAATATCATAAACATGAACGTAAAATGATTTTATATTGGGATATTGAAACATTAGCATATAATAAAATCAATGGTCGTCAAAAACCAACTAAATATAAAAACGTCACGTATTCAGTTGCTATTGGTTGGTTTAATGGTTATGAAATTGATGTAGAGGTATTCCCTAGTTTCGAAGCATTTTATGATTCGTTTTATAAGTATGTGAAACGACGTGATACTATCACAAAATCAAAAACAGACATTATTATGATTGCACATAACTGTAATAAGTATGACAATCATTTTTTACTTAAAGATACGATGCGCTACTTTGATAATATTAAACGTGAAAATGTGTTTTTAAAATCAGCGGAAGATAATGAACATACCCTAAAAATGCAAGAAGCTCAAATATTATCTAAAAGTCAAAATGTCATACTTGAAAAACGTGTAAAGTCCTCTATTAATTTAGATTTAACGATGTTTTTAAACGGATTTAAATTCAATATCATTGATAACTTTATGAAAACCAATACATCAATCGCTACACTTGGTAAAAAGTTATTAGACGGTGGTTATCTTACAGAAAACCAACTCAAAACTGATTTTAACTATACAATCTTTGATAAAGAAACAGATATGTCAGATAGTGAAGCTTATGACTATGCTGTGAAATGTTTTTCAAAACTAACACTTGAACAACTTACATATATTCACAACGACGTGATTATATTAGGTATGTGTCATATTCATTATAGTGACATTTTTCCAAATTTTGATTATAACAAATTAACATTTTCACTAAATATCATGGAATCCTATTTGAACAACGAAATGACGCGTTTCCAATTATTAAATCAATATGGAGATATTAAAATATCTTACACACATTATCAATTCCATGATATGAATTTTTATGACTATATCAAATCGTTTTATCGTGGTGGTTTGAATATGTACAATACCAAATACATTAACAAACTCATTGATGAGCCTTGTTTTTCTATTGATATCAATTCAAGTTATCCGTATGTGATGTATCATGAAAAAATTCCAACATGGATATACTTTTACGAACACTATTCAGAACCAACGTTAATCCCTACTTTTTTAGATGATGATAATTATTTTACGTTATATAAGATTGATAAGCATACATTTAACCATGATATATTACTAAAAATAAAATCACGTGTATTACGTCAAATGATAGTGAAATATTACAATAACGATAATGATTACGTTAATATCAACACAAATACATTAAGAATGATTCAAGACATTACAGATATTGATTGTTCAAAAATACGTGTCAATTCATTTGTGATGTATGAATGTGAATACTTTCATGCACGTGATATTATATTTCAAAACTATTTCATTAAAACACAAGGGAAACTCAAAACAAAAATTAACATGACATCACCATATGACTATAAAATCACTGATGACATTAACGAACACCGGTACTCAAATGAAGAGGTTATGCTGTCTAAAGTCGTTTTAAACGGTTTATATGGTATTCCTGCTTTACGTTCACACTTTAATTTATTCCGTTTAGATGAAAACAACGAATTATTTAATATGATAAACGGATACAAAAACACAGAACGTAATTTACTATTTTCTACTTTTGTAACATCACGCTCATTATATAACTTATTAGTTCCGTTTCAATACTTAACTGAAAGTGAAATAGACGATAATTTCATTTATTGTGATACTGATAGTTTGTATATGAAATCCGTTGTGAAACCCTTGTTAAACCCCTATTTATTCGACCCGATTGCCTTAGGTAAATGGGATATTGAAAACGAACAGATAGATAAGATGTTTGTACTCAATCATAAGAAATACGCATATGTAACGAACGGAAAAATTAAAATAGCTTCAGCTGGTATACCGAAAAACGCTTTTGATACAAGCGTCGATTTTGAAACATTTGTCAGTGAACAATTTTTTGACGGTGCTGTTGTTTACAACAATAAAAGTATCTATAATGAGCAGGGTACGATTTCGATTTACCCGTCTAAAACTGAGATTGTAAGTGGAGATGTGTATGATGATTTCTTTTCAGATGAATTAAATGAAAAAAGAGAATTTTTACTAAAAGATGCTAGAGAAAATTTTGAACATAGTGAATATGATGATATTCTATATATTGAAAGTGATATTGGCACATTTTCATTAAATGATTTATTCCCAGTAGAACGTTCTGCAAAATATCGTTCAAAGTTAAATCAATTAAAACAAATACATGATGACATACGAAAAGGGTAACCGTTAAAATAACGGCTACCCTTTAAGTTTGAGATAACAATAAAAAATGTGTACGAAAATTGATTATGTTTTGTATTTTATTTACTAGTAATCTAGCATAGTTACATTATAGCATAACTTGTTAAGCAATACCACTAAAGAATACAATATTATCACCTGCATTTTCTGGTACACCATTAATGAGTGTATATAATAACACTCGTGACGGTGCAACGTAAGGTGGTACGTTATAGTTTGCAACTAAGAATGAACCATCGTCAAATACAGCAACGACAACACCTGTGTGTCCAATACCATAAATACTTGCTTGTAAGTATGGTGGTTTACTTGAAAAACCATAACCTACTGTTGGGTTATGAGTTGTTTTTGCACCTAATTTCTTATAAACGTACCATACACGTTGCCCGTTCGTAATTTGACCGTCATCTGTAGGTTGACGCTTACCATGTAATTGTGACATATACGCCCATGTTAATTCTGTACATTGTCCTGCATTACCTGTTTGAGGAAATATATTACCCGGTTTATATAAATACTCTTTTTTGAATAAAGGTACACCAATCGCTTTTTTATATTTTTCTGGTAATTGGTCATATGTCCAGTTACCACCAATGACACGCCCACTTTTTCCGTTCGGTTTAACTGATTTACCACTAATTGCATTATGCTCACCGTCATCATCAGTAGGATTAGATGAGCTACCACCACCGTCAATATGAATACTGTCGATAATCTTTTTAAGTGAATCAAGTAACCCTATAGTCATTTTTATGTGATACGTATTGTTAAACGTCTTTTCTAAAGTAAAATAATCATTACTAAAATACTTATCATGTCCAATACTGTGTACGTCCCACTGCATTGCATCTTGAAATTTTTTTAATAATTCTTGCATGGCTTGCTTTGCTAGGGCTAGTAATGAATTACCACCGCTATCAGAACCACTATCAGATGAACCACTACTAGGGGAACCACCTTTACCGTCAATTTTACCACCCCATTCTAAAATAGTATTTGCACCGTCTAAAAATGGATTACCGTAATTTTGTACTCTATTATATGAGGCTTTAAGTCCTAGTGGATAATAAGCCGCCCAAGTAGCAGCCGCCGTTAATGGGATATAGGCGCGTCCTACTGTACCTGCTTTCATATTTTTTGCAAAGTCTTCATTACCTTTTCTTTGCACGTCTTGAGGAACAAAATGCACAATGTTACCCGCATCATACCATGACGGTTGACCTGCTTGTTTTGATTGTGATACTAATTTTCTAGCAACAAATTTAGCATCAGTTAAATAATCACCTTGTGCAGATGTATGGTTTAACCACCCTAAACCTGCACTATACCCTTCATTCTTTTCATAAACAGCAAAAAGGGTTGGTGAAACACCTATAGCCTTTACTGCATTTAATACTTGTCTGATTTTACTTTCATTACCACCTAACCATACATTAAAGCGTCCGTAAGGTTTAACTTTTGGTACTAAATCATCAATCGTTAAACCAAAATCATCATTAATATAGGAATGTGTAAATTTATCTATCTTCTCTTGGTTGTTCATTGTTATCACTCTTTTCAGACTCGTTTTTAATTACTTTTAATCTTTCTTTGATTTGTTCTGGAACTAATACGTCCATTTCTGAGCAATTTTCAACAATAGATAAACCCTCATTCGCGATATAATAGAATATCGTTATCATGAGTAAACCACCTTTTAATTGTAAAATTTGGTCAATGATATTTGCTAGTATAATAATACAAAAAATGAGTAATTTTTTAGCAAATCCTTTCATAGATTTCTTTGACCATAAATTATTATTCTTAATGGCTTTTGCTATACCTGTAATAATGTCAATAAACATTAATACAAATAAGAAATATAATAATTTTAAATCTCCTGCATAAATAAACATATGAAATGCTTCTGTATCTGTAAATCTTACTTTTATTTCATTCAAATTTAAAACTCCTATCTAAATTTATTATTTAATGGATTTTGTAACATTGGATTACCTGAACCGTCATTATGCCAAAATCTCACACCAGTTTCTAATATTGCTTTGAGTTGTTCCATTAACATAGGGTCAATATCACGTAATGTATACGTTCCGTTACATTTTAAGTAATTACATACAGTCATACTATTAATAGGTTCAATGAAATTGTTATAGTCATTCACTTCAAAACCAAATAACATGTAATATTTTTGTAAGAATGTAATTTCTTTTGGAGACGGTACACTAATCTTCATTGTTAAACCATTAATATTATTTGCAATTTGGAATGCATTACCCATATCCGATTCTGTTACAGAAGGTGGTTGTAGTGCTAAATCTTTATATTCAGCTTGTTGTTGCTTATAAAAATTATATTCTTCATTAAACTTACCAAATAAAGCTGTTGGACTTAAATTACTAGCAACACTGACAGCGTCGTAAAATCTTGATTTAGGGTCACTACCATTTAATACGTTATCAATTCTATTTGTGATTAATTGACTTTCTGCATTTTTTTGTCTATTTGCTTGTTGTGATTGTCCTAATATACCGTTATTAATTAAAATTGGAACTTGGGCAAAGCTATTAAATGTAATATTTGTATTTAAAAATGAACCTGTATCAATTAATATGTCTTTGTTTTTAGCAAGTATCGGTCTATCGTTTTCAGCGCTGTTATAGTCTACTGGATAAACTCTAACTTCATTATGATAACCAATAATAGATTTTGTTCTTAGTTTCACGCCTGTTTTTTCTGAAATTTTACCAGCGTCAAGTAACATTGTATTACCATTCCAATCATAAAATTCAATGGTCATGTATTCATTGCGTATCATGTGTTTTAATTCATCTTTTTTAGACAACATCATTTCTTGAAGTTTTGAAAAACTTAATGATAAATCGTTTAAGCTCCACTCTTTAGATTTACCACCTTGTTTTAATGTTTTTAAACCAGTAATTTTTTCACTTGTTTTAACGTCCTCTAAATCTTTTTCGTTAATAAAGTCTTTAGGTAACATTTGTACTTTTTGGAAGTTTTGCGTAATCCACGGATATGCGCTCATTTTATCCATAAAGTTAATAAAATCATTATATTCCATGACATACAAATTAACTGGAGATGTGATATTGTCATATATTGTTCCTTTTGATGTGTCTAAATTAGGCTCTTTTTTAGTACCAAACTTTTTAGATAAATCAGCACTTGATTGAAATAGTACAACATTTTGTAAATACTGTTGCATTTGGTTATAAACATAGTTTTTATTACTTACTTTTAAAACATCATCGTTGTTTCTTAACATCGGTAACATATATTTATATGTGTCTCTTGATAAATGTTGACGTTCTACATTCACATTTGATAATTGTTCTAATACATTACCTTGTGTGAACGTCATGACTGTATCAATCACGTAATAAATTTTAGTTGTCACGTCATTAATATATTCAATTTGATTCACAAACGCATAATAACGTCTATTTTCAAAATCAGATAAAAACGTCATATAGTTAATACCTTGTGCATCATGCCAACTTAAATCTACATTAACCTCCATTCTATCACGAATAAAGTTATACGGTTGTTTTGAATAATCTAATGACTTAAAATGACGACCATTTAAAAAATAATTGTCACGTTCTTGATTGCTATTAAAATGTATTGTATTTTGATAATCTGTAAACGGTGTGTTATAAAAAAATACAAAATTTGTTAATTTCATCATTGATTTTTCCTCCAAATAAAAAATAGTCGTATAAAATAATTTATACGACTATTATATCATTTTTATTCAATGATTTGTGTATCAATAACAAAACGTTTATCTCCTGCTGATAACTCACTATCTTGATAACCTGATGTTACAAAATGTAATTCGTTATTAAAGTTTACATATAATCTTGTGTTTATCATTTTTGAATCAATGGCGCATTGTGTGTAGTGATGTGTAGCTTTTAAATTAGTATTCATCGTGCCTAATTTAATATCAGTATTTTTATTAATCCCTTTTAATACACCTCTTATTTGTATTGTTTTAATGTTATTTATTGTAATAATCCTATATTGTGGTGTAGGATATCCACCATTACTATCACTTGCCATGATACCACTTTCGAGTTGAATATTTAACCAACCTGTATCAGTCACACTTGTTTTTGAAGATTTGATTTGTTCTTGTAATTCTGTTTTAGTTGATTCGATTTTTTTACTTGTTTCAATTGTGTTGTTTGAAACCGTTGAAGCTAAGTTTTCAATACTTTGTTTATTTTGTCCGATTGTTTCTTTTGTAGCGATGATATCTTGTTTATTCGTTTCAATTGCTAATTTGTTTTTTGTATTTTCATCATCTAATAACAAAATAGCGACATCGTGATTGTTTAATTTATTTGTATGTTCTGATTGTATATCAGATAAATTTTTAATTTTTTTATCTTGTTGAATATTATCTTCTTTAATGTTAATAATATCTGTAGCGTTTTGAGATATATTGTTTTTATTTGTAGCGATATCATTTTTATTTTTATCAATTGAATTTGTGTTTGTATTAATTTTTTCTAATAATTCATCTTTAAAGGTTAACTTATAATAATCCTCATCACGTCTTATATAAATGTTATCATCTTTGGTTGTGATTAAGTCGTTTGCTTCAACTAAATTGTCGTTTAACTTCTCTACTGAATCAATACCCCTTAAACTTCTTACGATTCTATCAGCCATATTTTACACCTCTTATTTGTATCTTTTCCAACTAAACTCAAAGAAAAAACCTAAAATACCCATTATGAGAACACCCCCCAAGGTAAACCAATGCTATAACTATTACCCGTTTTACCGTTCCATTGTCTCACTGGTAAATAATAACGTGTACCTTGCCAATTATAACCAATCCACACTAGTCTATCTGATAAACAAACCTCATCATATGGTGTATAACCATTCGGTTGGAACCAATACCCATTTGGTTCACTTACTTTAGGACTTCCAACACGTGCAAATATTGGTAAAAAACCACATGTAAATGTACCATTTTCAGATTTATATAATGTACCATATTGATTTTGTTTCCATTTATTTGTTTGTTGAATAAATTGTTCTAATACTTTACTATTACTATTTGAAAAGTTTGGTCTGATGAAGTGTGAAACACCGTCATAATAATGTGTTCTGATTGTTGCTTTTTCCCAACCGTCATAACCACCATTTAACCAGTTTTGCTCTAGACATGTATAATAATCTAAATTACCACTTATAACAACTTGTATATGTCCATATTGTGAGTTTGTATAAACACCAACATCACCTAATTGAGGTTTAAAGCTAGGTGTATTTTGATACACCTTAGCTAAACCTTTAAAGTCATTATCAATTGCATCTTTCGCATTACCCCACATACGCACTTTTCCGTCAGTAATATAATACATATAAGCTACTGCTAAATCCATACATTGAAACCCATATGCACCATCAAAGTCAATGCCTCTACCAGTATTGTCATCAATCCATTGTTTTGCTTGTTGTAATGACTTCATTGTTTCATCTCCTATTTATGTTTTGCTACCCACTCGTACTCACGATGTTTTGTTTTAGCATTGACATTACTAAAGAATTCTTTATATTCAGCTATATTTGGTTCTAATGTTTGTCTAACTTCTCCAACAGCGTTACCGCTAGACACTTTCAACCATGCACCAACGTGTTTAATTTCATCTGGTGCGTCTTTAAATAATTCCATTTGATTACCTGTAATGTAATACTCACCGGGTGTTGTTACATATGCAATCCAATTGTTGTATTGACTTGCTTCGAGGTATTCTTGATATGGTGCGTCTGTTTTGATTGTTGTCCATAAACCATAATCCCATTTTAATGTAAATACATCTAACGTCATACCTCGAATAATTTTAACCATTTTACGACCTGTTGAGAAACGTGTTATTTCTTGTACTGTTCCTAATGTTTGTGTTGTAGGGTATACATTGATAAAGCACCCTGCGTCAATAATTTTCTTACTACCGTTTGTAGGCATGTTTTTAAGTTTTCCTGCTGTTCCACCATCAATATAATAAAATCCTGCTTGTGTTAAGTTGTTTAAATCATCTATATAGTCTGGTATTGATAAAGCGCGTCCATCATCTTTTGTTAATTTATAGTTTTGTGCACCTCTTGCGCGTAAGGCACTAAAATGTTCATATTCTCCAGTTTGGAAGAATCCGTATAAATTATGGAATCGTTTACCACCACCGCCATTTGTCATTGCGAGTAATAATGATTTACGTTTTGTTTTTGGGTTAATATAAATACAAATACCCTCTGGCTCTTTGAAATTATCACGTGGGAAGTTAATACCATCTTGATATGATAATTTAAAAGGATAATCGTATATTTTTTCCCCTGTTTTCAATGAATACTTTCCAATCTGAACGTGTGAATTAACAGAACTATTACCACTTAACCAGTATAAATCATCACCATCAACAGCTATGCCTTGCATCCAACGTTCATCGTTATTTTCTGAATTATCAATTGTCATTTCTTTTTCTACGTTATCAATATGATTTTTTACATCTATCCTTGAACGTACCTGTATTGTTCCATCTCCGAAACGTAAAATGAGTTTGTCATTCGCTTCATCAATTAATGGTGTAAATGTATGTTTGTTTAAAAGTGATTGTGGTGTGTAATCTGTTAAACCTTTTGCCTCTTCTAAATCTAAAACGTAATTATCTTTATATGCTACTTGTAATAGTTTAGCTACACCGTCATGATGTAACCATATTTTCATTTCACCGTTTGATTGTCTTTCTAAACCTACTGTTGTACCGTGGCCACCTTGTACGATACGCATACTTGAAAGTAAGTCACCGCTAGGGGTTAATTTATTTATCCAAAAACCCTCTGGAGATTGTGAGTCTGATTGTGTTGTATAAATATGATTTGTTTCTTTATCAATATTAACAGATTGGTTAACAGCGTTACGTATACCACCGAATCCCATAACAAACTTTGGTTCAAGTTCATTTAATTCAAACCCATTAACGAAACGGTCAATATCTTTAATTAAGTCTTTAACTTCTGCTTTAAAATCATTCATTTGTTTCATTTCAGCAATTTTAAATACAGCAAAAGCCGAAGTTAGTCCAGCAGAATATTTTGTAAACTCATCATGAATGATTTTATCAATCGTACCGTCGTTTAACCATCCTCTAAATAATTCTTTAGCGTCATCTGGAAATTTTTTCATTAAATCGTCCCAATTTTTGAAACGTTTTTTTAATTCACCGTCATATTCCCAAATACGACGTGCCAATACTTCAATCAGTTGTGATAGTTTTGAAACATAATCATAATACGATTTTGAATTAGTATTATAATCAGCTCTATCATCATAGAACGGTGTATATGTTTCTCTTGTTTTATATATCTCATCTATGAATGGACGAATATCCTCAAAATATTTAAAATCATTTTCATTATATGCCATTATTTAACCACCTTACCAAATTTGTAAAAAACATCTTTTATCAAATTCGTTTAATATTTTTTTTCTTAAATCATATGCTTTATCGATATTATCTATTAAGTATTGTTTTGTGAATTGTGTACCTTTAGCATTTCCTTTTTGATTTTGATTACGTTTTGCGTTTTGATTACTTTCACTACTTGATTTATTCACTGATTTACCATTATCAATGGTATTGTTATCAGCAAATTTTAATGTTGTATTATCAACATCGATATTAACCTCACTTTGAGGTAATGTCACAAATGCATTTCTGTTTGCTGTCATACCTGTTGAATTGTCTAATGATGTAGCATTTTGATTCGATGTTTCATCAGTATTGTTTGTTGTATCTTCATTGTGTTCAGTAAACCCTTGTGCTTGTAGATACTTTTCAACTTCACTAGATGAATAAACAACATTTAAATAATCCTCATGTGTTATGCATACTGTAATCACTTGCATGCCAAACGCTTCAACGGTTTGTCTGTTAATTTCTCTATCTAAAAAGTGAATCGTAAATGATTTTTTAAAAAGTAAGTCTGATAACTCATTTTTAAGTGAAAAACCTTTAAATACTTTTTCATTTACAATTACTTGTACATCCTTATCAAATTTAAGCATTTTTTGCATAAATTGAAATTCATCATCATAAAAGGTTAATTTATCGTTATTTACAAATTCATTAAAACCTTTTTTAATCAGTTCTGACTTTATAAAATCATATAATGTCATGGTATATCTAGCCATTTACATCACTACTTTCATCTTTAAACAGTGTATCAACCATTGAAATTTTAGACGTAGTTTCATCATCATAATACGGTTTAATATCTAAACCATAACGTTTTGATAAAAATGTAATCGGTTCACGTCCTTTTAAATAAATATTACTATTTGACGTAGTAAAACCACGATTACTTTTCGCTTCTTCATCAGATACACCACTTTCTTTATCAACAGCTAGTGAATTTATACCTAAATAGTTACTTAATTCACTGATTTTATTTTGATATTCTCTCTTCATTTCTGTTAAAGCAGGAATCACTGAATTACTTGTTAAATCAATAATATCATCATCTGCGTTGAACATCGGTGACATCTTAACAAATGGTGCACCGTTATAAATTTCTGATACAAGTTGATTAATTGATTCATCGTTAATATCTGATTTAAATATCTTGCTGAATTTTGCTTGCATAATCAATGAAAAACGAGATAAAACAACCTCGGCTAATTCATCAGTATAATGTTCTATAATTTCAATATCACTATTATATTGAATCGGTTTATTTTGCATAACAACAAAATTTCCACTCATGCAATTATCGTATTGCTTATGAATTTGTAGACATTCATCAGGTATTAAATAGTCAGGAACAATAAAATATATATCATCTTTTGTTAATCTTTTTTGGAATTGGAAGTTAAAGTTAGATGAGAAATTTGGTGCTTGGTTGAAATAAGTATTGTTAACATAACCAAGAATCATAATTTGTTTATTTCTCGCTTCTCCTACCACAACATTAATGTTTTGTCTTAATGCAGATTCTAACTGAATAAAATCTATACCAACCGTATCACGATTGGTATAGTTTATTAGTAGGGGTAAAAATTCCAAATAACGATTAAACATAAGACGTTTAAAACGGTTACGATGTTCAACTACTCTTTTATTAATTTGTTTTGACAGTTCAACATCTAAACCTCTTTTGCTATTTGTCATAATTTACCTCCTATACTTATTCAGTATCTGGTTTAGGTGTTACATCTTGGTCAGTAATTAAAATTTTGTTAAAGAATGGGCTTACAGCTTTAAATGAATAGTAATGTATCCAATGTGTAACCTCATCATACTCACCATTATAGAATGGTTGTTTTAACATACCTTTTGTATAGCGTTTATATTTAATTGAATTAATATCTAAAATAAACGCATATAAATCTGATTTTGGTTTGATTTCTTCAACGTTACCTGTAAACTCTTTAAGTTTTGAAACGTCATAAGTGAATACAGCATCTAAAGGAATAGTATCACCGATTTGTGCTTGATAATCACCGTAAGCACGTAAGAAATCAATTGTATCTTGATTTTGTAATTTAAATTCTTTCGTTACTTTAAACACACCACCTAAATCATCAAAGCTAATAACATGGTCTGTGAAGTCAATACCAGCGATTTGGAAAGTGTTCGCAATTTTTGTATCTAATAAATAAGATTTTAATGAATCTGTTGTTAAAATAACAATGTCTTTTAACTTAGACACAGTTGTGTATTGACCAATAGCACCACCAGAAGCACGATGTACCTCATTATATTTAGCGCTATTGTTTTGTAAGTTAAGAATTGCTTCAAATACTTTACTTGCTAAATCTTCTTTTGATGTTGTTTTGCGAATGTTTGATTCTGATAATTGATTTAATGAGTAATCAACTAACATTGCACGCATTTCTTTTTCTTCTAATACATTAATATCAGAAATTTTCTTTTTATAAACACCTAAAGCGTAATTTGTTGCGTCTGCTAATGTTTGGAAATTAAAACGAGCGTCATTGTTGTTTAATGTAAATTTTTGTTTTTTCACAATACCGCTACCATATAGCTTAGTAGCCATACGTGGATAATTACGTTTTAACATTAATTCTTCGTTTTTTGATAAGTCCATATTAATAGGAACAGTATCCATAATCACATACTCTTCTGAATATTGTCCAATAAAGTCTTGCTCTTTTGCTAACCAATTAAAACGATTTCCTAATGCAATATCAATTAATAATGTTTCATTGATTTTAGGAAATAAATATTTATTAACAAATGTTTCAAACATTGTATTGGTATTATCCCATTTATCGCCAAATGTCCAAGATTTTGAATAATCATGATTAAAATCTTGTAAAGCAGATTTAGCTGATTTTGCAACTAATAGGGCAGTTTCGTTTTTTGTACTTGCTGGTGCCATAATTTATTATTCCTCCTCTACGTCTCCGCTAAAAGTTTGTTTTGAAAGTGAATGGATTTGCACACCGTACTCATCTTCACTTTTGTTTACATCTATTGACATATTTTCATTTAATTCAGTACGTTTATTTAAACGTGAATCTTCATATGATGTTCCCATCATAGAACGCATGTTATTACCTTCATACATATTATTTTCCTCCTAATCTAAATCTAACTTGTCAACTAATTCTTCATCTGAATAGTCTTTATCTTCTTTATCAGCATCAGTTACATCTGGTGTAGTTGATTCTACTTGTTGTGTTTGTTGCATTTGTGAAGCTATAAATGTAGATACTTGTTGTTCTAAAGAAGTGATACGTTGTTCCATTACAGCAGGGTCAAATTTTGAACTATCTTCGTCAGTTGTAGTTGGTTCTAATTTGTTTTTATTTTCTTCAATTGTTTCTACTGTTTTATCTTCAGTAGGCTCTTCGGTTGGTTCTTCAGTTAGTTCTTCAGTTAGTTCTTCAGTTGGTTCATTGTCGTCTGGTTTTACGATTTCATCAAATTCTGTCATTGTGACACCTCCAAAATATTTTATAACTTATTATATCATAAATTATTTAAAGTTGTATATAAAGTTGTGATGTTAATTAATACTTAATTTAAATTTTATAGCATATTGTTTTAATTTAATTGAATTTAAAATCGTATATGTTTTGGTTTAAAGAATATTTGAATGTTTTGATATGTAGTTATTAATAGTTGCACAGATTATATAAGATTTTAAAAGAATTTATAAGTTGATTAATAAGTTATGAATTAGTTAATCGTTTATTTTAAACGGTGGGGTAGTGTAAATTTACACAAAAATTTTCCCTATTATATTTATTTA